TCTTCCTTCCTCTCTCCGATGCAGTCCAAAGTTCACCAAGACAGTCCATTCACAGCCAAACCAGTTCAGGATTAACCCGATGGCAACCAAGAAAGCCCAAGCGCTACGAGGGGCAACTAAACCAAGGCTTCAGTCAATACCTTTAAAGGGCAAATCTAAAGTTGCAGATGTAATTGAGATTGCCAAACTGCTGGGCGAGGAATTATTGCCTTACCAGGAATATGTGCTCAAAGATATGCTCACAGTCGATAGCAAAGATATGTGGGTAAGGAAATCGAGCCTGCTATTAATTTCGAGACAGAATGGCAAAACATTTTTAGCGCGTATGCTCATTCTGACTCATTTACTCAAATGGAACACCGATGTGTTGATTATGTCCTCGAATAGATCGATGGCCTTAGAAACTTTTAGGCAAGTGGCTAAGGCTTTGGAAAATAACGCAAGTTTGATGGCTATGGTCAAACAGATAAGATACGCCAACGGAACTGAGTCTATTGAAATGCTTTCAGGCGCTCGCTTAGATGTAGTCGCGGCCACGAGAGACGGCAGTCGAGGCAGATCAATTTCAGGATTGCTCTACATTGATGAGGTCAGAGAAATTAGTCCAGACGGGTATCGCGCAGGTATGCCGGTTACGAGAGCCCACGCCAATTCTCATGTTCTGCTGACATCAAATGCGGGTGATGCGTTTAGCACAGTTCTAAATGAACTTAGAGAACGAGCCTTGGATAATCCGCCTAAGTCTTTCGGTTATTACGAGTACAGCGCTCCCCAATACTGCAAGATTACAGATCGAGCAGCTTGGGCACTTGCTAACCCTGCACTTGGATACACGATTACAGAGGCGGCTATTGAAGAAGCAATAGCGACTAGCCCTATCGAAAATACCCGCACCGAGACGCTTTGCCAATGGATCGACAGTCTTTCCAGCCCATGGCCGCACGGAATACTTGAGGAAACAAGCGATAGCGAATTGCAGATCCCAGTTGGCGGTTACACAGTCTTTGGCTTTGATGTATCACCATCTAGGCGCAATGCTTCGCTAGTTGCCGGTCAATTACTCCCCGATGGGCGAATAGGTGTTGGCATATTGCAGACTTGGGAAAGTGCAGTCTCAGTCGATGACCTACGGATAGCAGCAGACATTAAAGGCTGGGCTGATCAGTATCGGCCGCGTCAAATCTGCTACGACAAATACGCAACCGCTTCGATCGCTGAAAGATTACTTAACGCGGGTTGCATGATCCAAGATGTATCTGGCCAGCAGTTTTATCAGGCTTGCGGAGACTTGCTCGATGGCCTAGTCAATCATCGCGTGGTACACAATGGCCAAGCCAACTTAATCCAACAGATGAATAACTGCGCAGCTAAAGTTAACGATGCAGCATGGCGTATCGTAAAGCGTAAATCGGCTGGCGATATTTCCGCACCCATATCACTTGCAATGGTTGTTTCGATGTTGATGAAACCACAACAGGTAGCGGCTATCTACACAGAATAAACTATATGTAGTGTATAATTGCGGTCTATGGGTATCTTCTCGCGTCTTACAGGCGCAACAGCAACAGCCAATGTTGAAGCACAATACGCGCCACAGGTTCTCGGTGAGTATTCACCTTATGCGATGCCTTTTCAATTCGCTTATGTTGGTCGCACAGAAGCAATGGGAGTTCCTGCACTAGCTCGATGCCGCAATCTACTTGCTGGCACTATCGGCACAATCCCGTTAGAACTTTACAAGAAGTCCACCGGCGAAGAATTAGGCAAGCCACTATGGCTAGATCAACCTTCTTACTCGCAGCCTCGATCAGTAACTATTGCTTACACAGTTGACTCACTTCTATTTTACGGTCAAGCATTCTGGCAAGTAGTTGAAACTTATCAGGAAGATGGCCGCCCTTCTCGCTTTGAGTGGATCGCTAACAGCCGAGTAACAGCAACACTTGATCGCGACAATGTATTTGTAAAATCTTACGCAGTCGATGGCACAACTTTACCGATGGATGGCCTTGGATCTTTAATCACCTTCCAGTCATTATCCGATGGCATTCTCAACACAGGAACTTCTACAATCCGCGCAGCGTTAGACATTCAGAAGGCCAGCGTTATTGCAGCAGCTACTCCGATGCCTACTGGCTACCTAAAAAATACCGGCGCTGATCTACCACCTGCTGAAGTTCAAGGATTATTAGCTGCCTTCAAAAGCGCTCGCCAAAATCGCAGTACTGCATATTTAACTTCTACTCTCCAGTACGAGACAGTCGGATTTAGCCCTAAAGATATGATGTATAACGAGGCTATTCAGAACTTAGCAACAGAGATCGCTCGCCTTTGCAATGTACCGCCTTACTATGTCTCAGCAGATCAGAACACCACAATGACTTATGCAAATGTCCAGGATGAGCGTAAGCAGTTCCTCACACTATCTTTGCAGCCATTCGTATCGGCCATAGAGGATCGTCTATCAATGGATGACATCACAGCCCGTGGCAATATCGTTAAGTTTGATATTGATAAGAACTATCTGCGCACAGATCCACTCGTTGAGTTGCAGATCATCCGCGAGTTACTTGATCTTCAACTTATTACCCAGCAACAAGCTATGGAAATGACTGACCTAACACCTAATGGAAGCGAAGGAATGATATGAGCGAAATGCTTACATTCTCGGCAGAACTTACAGCAGATGCAGCAGAGCGCACTATCTCTGGCAAAATTGTGCCTTTTAATGGCGAGGTAGGTAATACTTCTGCCGGCGCTGTTGTCTTTGAGCGTGGCGCGATCAATATCGCTGACTCAAGTAAAGTGAAGCTCTTATTAGAGCATGATCCTAAGCAGCCGATTGGCCGCGCTCAATTTTTTAATGAAACAGAAGATGGCATCTACGCATCTTTCAAAATCTCTAAATCATCCCGTGGCACAGATGCTCTCATCGAAGCCTCAGAAGAACTTCGTACTGGTCTTTCAGTCGGAGTTATGGTCAATGCAGCAAAGCCTAAGAATGGCGTTCTGTATGTATCGAGTGCTGACCTACTCGAAGTAAGTTTGGTACAAGCAGCGGCATTCAAGTCTGCGGCAGTAACCGATATAGCGGCATCAGAAGATGAAGTCGCTGAACCTACCCAACCAACAGAAAGCGAGACAGCCACCGTGGAAAACACCACTCCAGCAGTCGAAGCAACACCTACAGTTGAGGCTGCCGCAGTTGAAGCTGCTCGCCCTGCTGTAACAGCAATGGCTTATTCAAAGCCACGCATCGAACTAACAGCTGCAAAGTACGCAGAAAACTCAATCCGCGCAGCACTAGGTGATGAGTCAGCCCGTCAATACATCGCAGCAGCAGATAACACAACCGACAACGCTGGTCTAGTACCAACTCGTCAACTATCTGAAATTATTAACCCACTCGGAACAACAATCCGCCCATCAATCGATGCAATTTCTCGTGGAGTGCTTCCAGATGCCGGTATGACTTTCGAAATCCCAAAGATCACAGCAATGCCTACAGTTGCAGTTGCAGCTGAAGACGCAGCATTCTCAAATACTGACCAAAACTCAGCCTTCTTGAGCGTGAGTGTGGCCAAGTACGCAGGCCAGCAGGTATTCAGCGTTGAGCTTCTGGACAGAACTTCTCCAGCGTTCTTCGATGAACTCGTTCGCAACATGGCAGCAGCCTACGCAAAGTCAACAAACGCAGCAGTCAACGCAGCTCTTATTACAGGCGCAACAGTTGATGCGACAACAGTTGCAACATACCCAACAGCAGCCGAACTTCTCGGAATAGTTGCTCGCGGATCTGCTTCTGTTTATGCAGCAACAGCAGGATTACCAAATCCATTTGCTCGCAATATGATCGTCTCTACAGGACAATGGTCTAACATCATGTCTCTTAACGATTCAGGTCGCCCAATCTACACAGCTTCACAGCCACAAAATGCAGGTGGAGCAGTAGCGCCTACATCACTTACAGGTAATGTTGCAGGACTCAACCTATATGTTGATCCTACTAACGCTGGAGATAGCGATGGAACAATCCTTATCGTTAATCCAGATGCCTACACATGGTACGAGTCTCCAACTTACCGCCTACGCGCAGAGTCAACAGCCGCAGGTCAGGTAACTATTGGTTACTACGGCTATGGCGCAATCGCGACTAAGGTCGGCGCTGGCGCATTCCAGAACAACAAGGCGTAAGCCTAATTTAAGTCGCTGGCGGGGTAGTGCCCTTCTACCCCGCCAGTCTTTAGGAAGGATTATAAGATGGCTCTGACAACAGTTGCAGAACTTCGCACGGCTCTAGGCGTAGGTACTCTCTACACCGATGCAGTCTTGCAATCTGTCTGCGACGCTTCAGATAATGTCTTATTGCCCTTCCTATGGAAGAACCAACAGTACATAATTGCTCACGGCAATACCGGCACAGTTGGCACTCTCTACTTTGATCAACCTATTGGCGATTATTTTTATGTCGGCCAATCAGTAACAATTTCAGGCGCTGGCACTAAGTACAACGGCACAAAGACAATTACAGGCGTTGACACTCGATCATTTAATGTTACGACAAATCATACTGTCGATAACCCACGCCACACAGTCGAGCCTTATGGCATCGCAGCAGGTGAGACTTACACAGATTACACAACGATCCCTGCGATCCAGGAAGCATCTCTAATGATTACTATTGCAATTTGGCAAGCACGCCAAGCGCCAAGCGGCCAAGGCATGACAGTCGATGGCTTTGCACCTAGCCCGTTCACAATGTCTAACACTTTGCTTGCTCGCGTTCGCGGCTTGCTTGCGCCTTACCTTGATCCGCGCTCGATGGTTGGCTAACCATGACAGCAGCGATTTCAACACTTCGCGCCACTATTGCAGCAGCTCTAGTCGATAACTCACTTTGGTCAGTCTTTTCATTCCCACCAGCAACGCCTATCGTCAACAGCGTAGTTCTTTCACCGGCTGATCCTTATGTAACTCCTAACAACAACAGTTACAACACAATCGCCCCTCTTGCTAATTTTAATATAAATATATTCGTGCCTTTGCTAGATAATGAAGGCAACCTAAATGGAGTTGAGGAGATGTTAGTAGCTGTGTTTAACAAACTAGCAGCATCCTCTATCGTCTATAATGTGGGAGATGTAAGCGCGCCAAGCGTCCTCACTTCCGCAACAGGCGATCTACTGACTTGCTCCCTGCAAGTCTCAGTTCTAACGAGTTGGAGTTAACCATGAATGAATGGGAAAAAGAACAAGCAGAGTTCCTGATCAAGATTGGTCAGACTCCTGTAGCACCAGCACCTAAACCAGCAACTAAGAAAGATGAGGAATAAACCAAATGGCAGTATTTCTAAATAACGGAGTAGTGGTTACTGTTAACTCGGTTGACCTCTCTAACCATGTTACTTCAGTTACACTAAACAGAACCTTCGATGAACTCGAAGTTACAGCAATGGGCGATAGTGGCCACAAGTTCGTTAAGGGCTTGGAAGCATCATCTGTAACTCTTGACTTCCTAAACGATACAGCTTCTGCAAACGTCCTAGCGACACTTCAAGCTGCTTGGGGAACTTCAGTAACAGTAACCTTAAAGCAGACTTCAGCCGCTACATCAGCAACTAACCCTCTTTACACAATGACTTGCCTAGTAAACAACACAACCGATATTAACGGCGCAGTTGCAGACCTTGGCACTCAATCAGTAACCTGGACAGTCAACGGTACAGTAGCAATTACAACAGCATAATTAACTAACTAAGGGGCAAACAATGGCAAAACTAAAGGTAACAAGGGCAGATGGAAGCGTTAACGAGTACCAGATCACTCCGGCGATCGAGTACGCCTTCGAGCAATATGCAAAGAAGGGCTTTCACAAAGCCTTTAGAGATGACGAAAAGCAGACCGATGTATATTGGCTCTGCTGGGAAGCAATCCGTCGGTCGGGTGAAACCGTTAAACCCTTCGGAGAGTCTTTTCTAGATACATTGACGCGAGTCGAGGTTCTAGACGATGACCCTTTGGAGTAACGCGGGAGTCCTTCACCTATCTCGTAGCGAGACTATCGCTTGAGACAGGACTCTCGCCCCAAACTTTAATCGAACTAGATCAGACAATGTTTAGGACTTTAATACAAGCCCTAAAGGATAGAGCTAAGGAGCAGAGCGATGCCAACAAGAGTCGTAGGCGCACTTGATCTTCGCAAAGCACTTCGTAAATTTACTCCTGATTTAGCAAAAGAAACTCAAAAGGAAATCGCTAGTTTCTTAAAGCCAGTAGTAAAGAACGCTCGCGGGTTCATTCCTTCTAACAGCGAGATCCCTAGTGGCTGGCTTGTTGGCAATCAAAAAGGTAAATGGGAACGCGTAGCCTTTGACTCTGCTGTTGCTAAGCGTGGCATTGGATATAAAACAACTCCTAGCAGAGTTAATCGATCAGGCTTTAGGGCTTTAGTTTCTATTCTTAACAAATCTGCCGCGGGTGCGATCTACGAGACAGCAGGCCGCAAATCTGGCATTACTGGTCGCTTCACTCCAAGATTAGAAGGACAACTTGTGGGCAAAGGTCAAAAGATGACTGGCCGTGCAATGTTTAAGGCTTATGCTCAGGATCAAGGCAAGGCTAAAGGTGCAGTTCTCAAAGCCATCTTTACTTCTGCTGCAAAATTTAACGCAATAACTGGAGTTAAATAATGAGAGATGAAGCCTTAAGAATAGATATTGGTTCGGAATTTGTTGGCGCTAAAGCATTCAGAGCAGCAGACACAGCAACTTCCGCGCTTACTAGACAAGTTAATAACCTTGCTAAATCTTATCTTGGCTTATATGGCATTCAGAAATTAGCAAGGGGCGCTGGAGCAGCTGCTCGCGCATTTGCAGAGGATGATAAAGCGGCAAAAGTATTGGGTCAGACCCTTACTAACTTAGGGCTAGGTTTCGGTGATAACGCTCGGATCGTTAATAATTATATTTCTAATCTTGAAAAGCAGACTGGAGTCCTCGATGATGAGCTGCGGCCAGCAATGGATCGCCTGCTCCGAGCAACAGGAGACATAACCAAGTCTCAAAAGTTACTTAGCCTTGCACTTGATATAAGTGCCGGTACTGGCAAGACTTTGACTCAAGTCTCACAAAGTTTGCAAAAGGGTTTCTTAGGTCAGACTCAGGCGCTAGGTCGATTGGGCGTTGGTCTATCTAAAGCAGAGTTGACTTCATCATCCTTTGAGGAAATCCAAACTAGGTTAGCGGTTCTATTCGAAGGTCAAGCTGCAATGGCAGCCGAGACTTATATCGGCAAGATGAACAAGTTAACCGTTGCTGCTAATAACGCAAAAGAGATAATCGGAGAAGGTTTATTTGATGCTTTAGCAGCCACAGGCGGCGGCGGTGAAGGCGGCTTTGATACTTTCACAAAGAGCGTAGAAGGCGCATCTAAAGCTGTTGCTTACTTAGCAAAATTGGTAGGTACTAACTTAGGCATTCTTTCATTATTCTTAACAGGCAGACCTGGCTCTGCAACGGATTTAATTTTAGGCAGAACTCCAGCAGCACCTTCTACTGGCGTAACTCCACAGATAGCCGCAGAACTAAAGAAGGCAGCAGCAGAGAAGGCATCAGCCAAGGCGCGAGCAGCTCTTACTAAGACAACTAAAGAACAAACTAAAGCCATCAAAGAGCAGACCGCGCTACAAAAGGCTGGCACTCTATTTGATCTAGAGCAGACATCGATCATTGCAGCTCTTAAAGGCAAGATCAGCGATGAGGAAAGAACACGCTTAGAACTGCAACTAGCAATCCTTACAGGCAATACCGCAGAGGCTTCTAAACTCGCTGGCCAACTTGCTAAGTCTCAGGGCTTAACAGCAGAGTTAGTTGCTTACCTTAAGAACTTGCCAGATGCTAAGAACCCGTTCTCCGCTTGGGCTAATTACCTCGATGCCATTCAGGCTCAGGTTGCTAAAATTGCAACCGGCGGAATGGTCAGCGCAGGCGCAGCAGGCGCAGGCAGAACCGCAATAGTCTCAAATGCTGCCAATATAAATCTTGGCGATATGACTGACTTTATTCCGCGTGATACAGGACAAACTGCATTTAGACCAGCAGCAGTCAATGTAATCGTAACCCTTGATGGTCAAGAGCTAACAACTGCTGTCAGCAATGTCCAGACTAACAATTCTTTGTCAGGAAACAAGATTGCAATTAACCGCCGCTCTGGATCATTTGCCGCCACTCCTACACCATGAGCCTACCTGCCCAGATTAGCGTTTCGTTTGACTTTACTTCAGGCGCTACTTTCGGCTTTCCTTTTACTATTGGAGACTCTAAGTATGGCGTATTAGGTACTGGAACTCTGGCATCTACAACTACTCCAGAGCCAACAGTTGATTTAACTCCAGATGTTTATTCGATTAGCATTCGCAGAGGTCGCAATATTATGCGCGATACTTATGAGGCTGGCACAGCTACAATCCGAGTTCTTGATCCTCTCAGCTACTTTAATCCACAAAATACATCTAGTCCTTATTTTGGTTTCTTAACTCCACTTCGCAAGTTGAGAGTATCTGCAACGGTGGGCGGAGTTGGCTACTTCTTATTCTCTGGCTATACGATCGAGTACAAGTACACCTACCCACAAAGCCAAGAAACGGGTTATGTAGATATTATTTGCACAGATGCCTTTAGACTTATGCAGCAGGCAACGGTTACAACGGTGGCAGGTGCTACTGCTGGACAAGATACTGGAACTCGCATAGGCAAGATACTTGATCAAGTTTCGTTTCCTACATCTATGCGCACCTTGGATTCTGGTAACACATTGTGCCAAGTCGATCCTGCCACTTCTCGCACTTCTCTCGATGCCCTAAAAAATGCAGAGTTTTCAGAGCAAGGCGCGTTCTATATCAACCACGAAGGCACAGCAGTATTCATCAACCGCACTAATGTCATTAAGAAGTACGGCGAGACTCCTATTGAGTTTGATCAAACTACGGGCATTCCTTACACAAACCTAGTATTCGCCTTTGATGACAAGCTCATCATCAACAGCGCGGGAATGACTATTGTGGGCGGCACTCAGCAAGTCTCAGAGAATGCAGCCTCGATCGCTAAGTATTTCTCGCATCAACTTAATGAGTCCAACCTAGTAGCCCAGACAGATGCAGATGCTCTCAATATCGCCAAGATATATGTAGCGACTAGAGCCGAGACAACAATCCGCATCGATGCTATGACGGTGGATCTGCTAGATCCAGATGTGCCAACAGCTACAATGCTGGACTTAGATTACTTCTCTAACCTAAAGATTACGAATGTACAGCCAGATGGCTCAACGATCGTTAAGACACTACAAGCGCAGGGACTGGATTGGAATATAACGCCAAACTCCATGAAGGTAACTGTTACAACACTTGAGCCAATAGTCGAGGGCTTCATCATAGGCTCGGCTGTATCAGGTATAATCGGCACTAACATAATGGCGTACTAGGAGATATAAATGGCAACAGGCTTTCCAGCAAGCACAGGCGATGTCCTAAGCGCGGCTATGTACAATGGATTGACTTCATTCACAGTCGGCACGGCTAACACAGTCGATTACACAGCAGTTATAGGCGATGCTTATCAGACCCTTCAGATTATGAACAAAGCAACAGCAATCGCTTTTAAGATCCCTACTAATGCCAGCGTAGCCTTACCTATTGGCACAGTAATCACAGTTCTTAACATTGGTCTTGGTACTTGCACAATCTCAGCAGTAACTAGCGGAACAACAATAGTTCTCTCAGCCGGTGCGACTCCAGCCGCTCCAACTGTTGCTCAGTACAAGTCAGCAGCCTGTATTAAGACTGGTACAGATGCTTGGTATGTCGTAGGTGCAATAGCATAATGATTGCTAATGCGATTACTGGAGTAACTGGCATACCAATTCCCCCAGCAGTAAATGTGCAATATCTTGTAATTGCGGGCGGGGGCGGAGCAGGTTCAGTTTCAGGCGCGGGCGGGGGCGCGGGCGGCTATCGTTCAAGTGTTACAGGCGAATCATCGGGTGGTGGTGCTAGTGCGGAGTCTGTTTTTGTTGGTGCTTTATCTACTAATTACACCGTAACTATTGGCGGCGGCGGAGCAGGTGCTCCCGCTACAACTACCGCAGGAGTATCCGGAACAGCAGGTACGGATTCAATTTTTGCAACTATCACTTCAACAAAAGGCGGGGGCGGCGGGGGAAATCGAACCGCACCGACGACTGGGGGATCGGGCGGCGGCGGGGGCGTTGAAATAAATACAACAGGTGCAAATGGAACTGCCAGTCAAGGTCGCAAAGGTGGAAACACTGGCGGGGGCGGGGGCGGCGCAAGCACCGAAGGCACTGTTGGTATTTCAGGAAACGGCGGCACAGGTGTTGCTTCTTCAGTTACGGGTTCTTCAGTAACTCGCGCAGGTGGCGGCGGCGCTGGCGCTAGATCAATTGACGGTCTTACTACACCGGGTTCAGCCACGGGCGGGGGCGGAGCAGGTTCGGCAAACGCCGCAGGAAATCCTGGAACTGTAAACAGTGGCGGCGGTGGCGGCGGTGGAGATTATGCCGCAGGACCGAGTATTTACGCTGGCGGCTCTGGTGGTTCTGGAGTTATTATTCTTAAATATCCTGACACTTATACAGCAACCTTTAGTGGCGGAGTAACCCAAACAACACCAGCAGCAAGCGGCGGTTACAAAATTTCTACAATCACAGCCGCAGGCGTTTCAGACACAGTAAGTTGGGCATAATGGCACATTACGCATATATAGATGAAACCAATACGGTTGTAATGGTTATTGTTGGCAAAGAAGAAACTGAACTTATAGATAGTTTAGAGCCTGAAATTTACTATGCTCAAGGAACGCCTTACACAGTAAAGCGAACTTCATACAATGCGGCAATTAATGGCTTCAGATATAACTATGCAGGAATTGGTTATACCTATGACTCAGATGCAGATGCTTTCGTTGCGCCACGCCCAGAATGTAATCACAAAGAATTATTCTTAAACGATCAGTTTAAATGGAATTGCCAAGGCTGCGAACTACAGGCTAAGAAGTTATTAGATGAAACCTAGATTATGCAAAGCAGCTACTCAACTACGAGAGCAGTTCGATGACTGTTTCAGCGATCGTGATCGCACCTCGGATGGCTGGATCGGTGATAGTCGGCACTCAGCTCGTAAGTCTGACCATAATCCAGATGGCCAAGGCTGGGTTCGTGCCATTGACATTGACCGCGATCTATCCGGCAGAGCTAAGCCCGACATCATGCCCGATGTGGCAGATCAACTTCGTCTCTTGGCAAAGTCTGATAAACGCATCTCGTACATCATCTTTGCAGGCAAGATTGCCAGTTCTAAGAAGCGTTGGGCTTGGCGATCTTATGAAGGAATTAACAAGCACGATCATCATTGCCATATATCTTTCACTAGCAAAGGTGATGAGGATGGCTCGTTCTTTAATATCCCACTACTAGGAGCAACTAAATGAATATGAAGCATCCAGCAATAATCTCTATCGGCGCATTCTTAGCTGTATGGGGCACTACTTCTAACTTCTCTCTTGATTATCGCGCCATCTTGGGCTCGATCGTTGCCGGTATATTCGGGTATGCCACTCCTAAAAAATGAGCACACAGGATTACGCTGCACTTGCAGTAGCGATCGTGACGGTTCTGGGTGGTGTAACTGCGATGCTGCACTTCTTAGTCCGTCATTATTTAGCGGAGCTCAAGCCCAATAGCGGCTCATCGATGAAGGATGCAGTAAATCGTTTAGAGACACGCGTTGACAAAATCTACGAAATACTCTGCGATAAGTCAAACTAATCCTATGGCACGCAAAAGAGTTATAGACCTTGAGGACTACTCAATGTTGGAAACTTACTGCATAGGGTTAAACGAGTACTGGAAAAGCCTAAAGAAGGCTGGCTTTGCTGACGATATAGCGCTAGCTCTATTGCTTGAGCCTTTAACTTATCCAGCAACTATTTTGCCAACTCCTAAC